GAGGTGCTGCACCAAATATCAATGTTGACAATGGAAACGTACATTTATTTACAACAAATGAAACAACGACTGCGACACCAAACGTAACTTCAACTGTTGGACTTAATACATCAATGGATACTGGTGATACTTTAACTGTTGTTATAATTTCAAAACCAAATGGTGCTGGATACTATGCAGAGTTAACAATTGATGGAGTTGCTCAAACAGAAGAATGGTTGGGTGGAAGTGCACCATCTAGTGCAAGTTCAGGTGGATATGATGTAAATACATACAATGTCATCAAAACTGGTGATGCAGCATACATAGTTCTAGCTAATACCGTAAACTTCGCATAATATGTCTCCTTTTTTATCAGTACTCGGAACAGGACCAATACCTTTGGCAGCAAGAGAAGGACCTGCTACCACTACAAGCGCTCAAATGAGTTTTCAATATTATATGCATGGAGATTATATAGGATTCTGGAATATGTATTGGGATAATAGTGGGACACTTTCAGGTCCATTAACATTTACAGGAAATGGTGTAACTGGTCTAACATCTCTAAGTGGGGAGAAACAAACTGCAGCAAACCAAGCTTGGAGAGATGCAACTGTAGATTTAAATAGTTACTCAGGTCAGACTGGTAGAGTAGTTTGGCTTTATATTAGAAATACTAGTAGTAATTCTAATTGGCTAGGAGACATTGCTTTTGATACATTTCAATTTACTAATGGTTCTGGCACGACGACAGATATTTTTCCTACCTCTTCATCGACAGCATTTAAAGGTCAGAGCGTTGGTCGAACATATTCATCTCTTGCCAACTGTGTAAGTGATTGGGATAATGGAAATATAACTTTAAATACGATAAATACCACAGTCTACAACAATGGTCCTTGGAATTTCAGAACAGGTCTACCACCATCAGCAGGAAGCAACTGGTACCGAACGGGTCCAAATAGTGGAAGTAGTGATAACACTTCCTCTACTTATTACATTATGTGTGAAACATCAAACAACTCTAACTCAAATATGTATTCGTATCAAAGATATGCTTTTTTCACAACCACAGACACATTCACGGTATAATTTTTTATGATATAATCGTAATAATAAATATAATTTTAGGAAGCATATGAATTTTGCAGTCTATTCAAAAAAGGGATGTCCATATTGTGAAAAGATAAAAAAAGTTTTGACCTTGACAAAACTTAAGTATGTGGTGTATAATTTAGATGAACATTTTGATAAAAAATCATTTTACGATGAATTTGGTGAAGGAACTACTTTTCCACAAGTCGTAGTTGATGGTCAAAAACTAGGAGGTTGTATTGACTCAATCAAGTTCCTCAGAGAAAAAAAAGTTATCAACGTCTGAGATAAATAGAAACGATCTCAAGGTCAATCGTGGTGTTGAGCTCATACTTAAAAAACCAAAGAAAGGAGGTGTTACTGTGAGTACAGAACTTATTACAATCGTTACACTTCCGATAGCATTCTTATTATTTTCTGTTGGTGCTGTGACTGGTTGGTTAATCAGAGACTACATGATGAATTACCAAGAGATACCAAGACCTCATCCAGAAATGTTTGATGAAAATGGGAACTTAGTTCCTGATGATATTGTCGCATTTAGATTTGAAAATTATGACAACAACGAAGAAGACGACGACTAGTAAACCAAAAAAGGCAAGAACAGTCACAGTCAAAAAACCAGTGAGTTTAGACTTGCCGAGAAATCCTTTTATGTTTGAGATATTAAATTTAATATCTAAACAAAGAACTAAGGCAAAAAAGATTGAAGTTCTTAAAAAATATGAAGAGATTTCTTTAAAAATAATTTTGATTTGGAATTTTGATGAAAGTGTGATAAGTGTTCTTCCACCTGGCGAAGTTCCATATACTGGATACGATGATCAAAATGCTTATTCTGGAGGTATAAGTGGTAAAATTTCTGAAGAAGTTAGATCCATGCATGCCAAAGGTAATTTTTCATTAGGAGTTAGTGACGGACAGGGACATACTACAATTCGAAGAGAATCAAAACATTTTTATCGTTTTGTAAAGGGTGGTGATGATGGTTTAAGTAATCTTCGTAGAGAAAGTATGTTTATTAATATATTGGAAGGTTTACATCCTCTAGAGGCAGAAATTGTAATATTATGTAAGGACAAAAAATTAGGTGATTCTTATAAAATTACAAAAGATATAGTTGCGGAGGCATATCCTGATATTAAATGGGGAGGTAGATCTTGACTAAAACTGTTTGGACTCCTCAAGAAAAAGATGGACTAAAGCAAAAATATGGATGTGAAATATTAGTCGAGAGGGCAAAGCAAGATCAATTGAATAGCACACAGTTTCCATCTGATTCTTATATCGTTGAATATAAGATTGATGATGAAACCATGTATGATTTAACACGAGGAACTCAAGTTACTCTGTTTGATATGTATTATGACAAGTTCAAATCTCAATTAGTATCAATAAATTATGGAAGAGGTAATATTAAACCTCAATTATGGAATTATAGTAAACCAAAAGAAAAGAAAAAGAGAAGATAATATAAAATTGTAACAGAAATTACAAAATTTCTTGACTATATAGTGTGGGTATGATAACATACCTTTACGTTCATCCAGATGATAGAACTCACACTACTGGCATCATTACTTACTGAACATAATGCTTCCCATTGGGAAATGTCTTGTTCAGAATGGAATCAAAACAGAATTGAGATACTTAGTGATAAGAATCTTAACTCTGATGCTCATGAGTATCTTATAGATTACTTAAGAACCAAGGTGTCAGATGACTGTGATGCTTATATCATCGGACGCAAGTAAGCCGACTCGGAACGGGTTCGTTCATCCTTATGTACAACATTCTTCTCAGTCTAATAGCAATTGGAGCACCACTTGATTGTGAGCATGCTGCTGAACTAATAGACACTGCACATAATAATCCTGATAAATCTGAGCAATTAGAAATAACAAGGGTTGTTATTGCACACACAGATCCAATGTGTTTTAAGGACGCAAAAGCCGACTGAAGGAACGGGAACACGGATCCCTCGCAAGAGGTAAAGGTGCAAATTCCAACTACTTTAGGAGAAACCAAATGGCACAAGTCACATACCGTGGTGTCGTATATGACACCGACAGGAACAAAGCAAAGCAGACTAACAAGGTCGATCTAACTTACCGTGGTGTAAGACAAGAAAAAGAACTTACAAGTATTAAATGATTGAAACTCTAGAGATTTGTTTGGCATCCGTCATCTTTCTCACAATCATAACTGCTGAAGTTCAATTCCTGTATGGAAAATAAAACGAAGGGGTTGATCCCCTTCTTTTTTTATGCTATCATAAATAAAATGAAAATCTCATGAACAAAGAAAATCTTAAAATTCTCATTAGTGACTTAGAACGTGCAGTATCTGAGTTGAAAGCAGAGGTTTATTCTGATAGAGAATCTTATTTGACTTATGAGAATTATAAGAAACTCGATGAAAAAGATTTAAATTATGGTCACATTTACGAGGATGATGAATGAGAACTAAGTACATTTTAAAAAACCTAAGAAAAGCTCTTCAACAAGATTACCTGTATGATGAAAATGAATTAAAGTATATGAGAGAACAATTGTTTATTTTGGAAAATGAAGTGGAAAAGAATAGAACACAACAATCAAGAGGATTTGGTCAATGACCGTTAATCTGATAAGCATCACACCTGATGCAGAGAAAACGATGGCACATATTGCCAGAGTTTCGAATCCAGACAATCAAGATAATCCAAACTATGCAGGATTGTTGAAGTATTGTATTAAACATAATCATTGGTCTGTGTTTGAGCAATCATCAATGACACTTGAGATTGAAACAACTCGTGCAATCGCAGCACAGATTTTGAGGCATCGTAGTTTTACGTTCCAAGAATTTTCTCAAAGATATGCAAAGAGTAATCAATTAGGTGAGATTGAATTACCAGAGTTGCGTAGACAAGACAAAAAGAATCGTCAAAACAGTATAGATGATCTGGATGCAAAGGTTGTTGATAAACTGAATCGTCAGATGATCACTCTGTTTAGTTCTTCACAAGCATTGTATAATCAGATGATTGAAGAGGGAGTTGCAAAAGAATGTGCTCGTATGGTGCTACCACTTTGCACTCCTACAAAAATCTATATGACAGGTTCTTGTCGTTCTTGGATTCATTATATTAATCTAAGATCAGCACATGGAACACAAAAAGAACACATGGTTATCGCAGAAGGATGCCGAATCTCTTCCTT